TAATTTTATTTTGCCCCTATTGCCAGTGGAAAGTTTTACCTTATATGCTCTACCAAACTCAACATTTTTTATGACATTTTCTTTTTTACTACTTTGACCTCTATCGTTTACCTTTGATACAGATATTCCCAAATCATCAATGACAAATTTATTTGCAAACCCACCTGCAACAGAGATATTAAAATCCACATCAACTGTTTTAGGTGCGGGAGGAGATGGCACAATCCAATCATTAGTATTAAAGATTTTTTGATTAACTATAGATGTTGATAAAATTTCATTATTAAAAATTTCAGTTGTTATTTTATGATTACCTTTAGTAAGATAGACTTTTGTTAATTTTGGATTTGCATTTTTAAATCCATCCAATTGTGCTACTTCTATGTCATCAATCAACAATCTTCCTCTATTATCACCAGTTCCCTTTACCCCATAGTATCCTGCATATGGTATTTCAACATTCCAATCATTTAAAAAGTTAACTTCGGTTTGATCACTTCCTGGAGTGTCAAGTGGGGGAACAGGCGAAAGTGCATATCTATTCATAAACTTGCTCCAAGTATTTGGAACATTAAAGCGAACAGGATACCATGCTTGCGATGCACCAGGAAATCTTGTAGACCAAATTGGACTGGGTGGACATCTTCCAGTTTGAACTGGTAAGACTTCTTTCGGAACTATTGGAGGAGGAGCATCAATTGTAATTGATATTCCCATTGGATTATCATTCCAAGATTTTGATGAAACGACCTGTTCAGTAGTATATGTTGTTTCAATATTGACTGCAAGAGCCATTGGATTAGCGCCTTTAATGGTAGAAAACTCAAATCTACCTCCAGGAACTTGCTCTAGATCTGCAGTGATTGTATAATTTCCTGCTTTAAAGAATTTTGTTTCAGTACTTTTTCCAGTACCACGACCATCACCACTAAATCCTTTTTTGGTAATTACAGTTTCTGTACCTGAACCTGTAAATGTAAGATTTACATTATCATCAACCTCAATTTCTATAACATAGTTTCCATCAATTGGAAAATTAATATTATTCCATATAATCCTATGAGTTCCTGCATATGGGTTATCTTCTATTTTAATTGCAGTATCAAAAGGAGACACGCCATATTGATTTAAAAATTCACCGAATACTGCATTTGTTCTCCAAAGTCTCCTATCTGCTTTATCAATATAGTCAATAGTGTTAAAAATTTTTTTTGTTTGAATTGCAGAAGATTGTGTTAATGTGGGTGCAGGTGGTTTTGGCTCTCCAACAATAAATTTACATTCATCTTCATTCAAATCATAAAATCTTCCAATACTGGTGGCACATTCTATATCTTTCCAATTAAAATCTCTATCATCTTCTGCCTGTAATACATTATCTCCTTGTGTTCTTAATTTTATTTTGCCCCTATTGCCAGTGGAAAGTTTTACTTTATATACTTTACCGTATTCAACATTTTTTGTGAAATTTTCTTTTTTACTACTTTGACCTCTATCGTTTACCTTTGATACAGATATTCCCAAATCAGGAATTTCAAATTTATTTGGAAACCCACCTGCAACAGAGATATTAAAATCAACATCAACTGTTTTAGATGCTGCAGGTTGATTAGTAATTGTTTCATAGATGGGAAAATTTTCCAAATCAACTCTAATTTTATGAACTCCTGCCTGCAAAGTTTTTCTTTGTGGATTTACTGCCTCATTAAAATTGCCAAGATCAAAGAATTTTAATCCATCAAGATATAGTGTTGCTTTATTATCACACAGTCCTCTAAAAATATATTCTCCATCACGAGGAAACTCATCTTCCCATTCAAACGTAAATACTCTTCCTGCAAAATCAGTTCCAGGAACATTTGATGGAGAAACAGGAGAGACTGCATAGGAATTCATAAATTCATTCCATGCAACAGGATTTTTTGCTCCTTCTGCAATTCTATTGTTTAAGTATGGTTCATCAGTTACATCATACTTTCTAAATGATTGGCTTAATGATCTAATTCTTTTTGGAGTATTCTTTCTTGTCGTCCAAAATGGATTTTTTCCTAAAGTAATTGCTTTTTGATATTCTTCAATTTCTTTTTGAATTGGATCTTCGGTTACTTCCGTATAAGTTTTTGGATTCCAAGGACCTAAATCTTCCCCATTAGGGCCCCAATTCCTACCATATCCAGGAGTTGTATCGGGACATATTTCATACTCTTCAAAGTCTGCTTCATTATCATAGGTTTCCAGCGTCTCTGTAGATTCTCCAAGAACAGCAGTGAGTACTGCACCGTTACCGATTTGACAGTTATCTTTGGCACTCACAAACGGTTCGTACTGATATCCAAATCCACCCTCTATAACATCTACTGCAAGGATTGCCCCATCAATACCGACAACGGCATTTCCTAATGCTCCAATACCACCACCACCAGAAAAATCAATTGTAGGAACACCACATTCTACAATCGTTTGGGGACCACCACAACTATTTGCAGTGGAAACAAGACTTTCTGGAGTTAGTTTATTGACATCATTAATATTCAAATACTTAATATTGTTATTGCCATTTCTAAAAATGAATGTTGTTCCTGGATTTTGCTGAGCATAATAATTTGCCTCACAGATAGTCACCCCCGTAACATATCCAGTATCAGTAGAAATATATCCTACTCTAATATCATCTTTAGATTTTGGTCCAAATAAATTAGTCGGCATATCTTTTTCTTGTTAATGATATTTATTCTTCAATTAGAACCTTTCAAACCCAGGAGTTTGATTTATACCGACCTGTGTTCTTTCAACAGCTGTAGATGGTTTGTCACTAAAATCAACATCAGCCTGTGCTTTTGAAGGTTCCTTAAATGGTACTGATGCTGTTGCGGTTGATGGTGCAGGTTTTTGTGCTGCTTTATCTACTTCAGCAGGTCTTGGTAATTGTGGTTGTTCAGTAGCACCACCACCAGTAGCTATAGAATATTGATCTGATACTGCACAATTTGGTTTTAAATCACTTGGAAATATATTTAAGAGAATATTTGCAAAACTGAGTGCAGAAGTAATACTTCCATTAATTCCTCCAATTATAGATCCAACATTATTGATCGCACCAGAAATTTCTGATAGTTCGGACTGGATATCGGAAAGAAAATTATTAATATTATCCAGAATAGTATCAACAGATTTATTCATCTCACTCATATTTTGTCCGATAATATTTCCACTTAATTCTTCTACAGAACAAATAGGAGTGGTTGTAGTAGTGCCATTTGTCGGAATGGTAGGATCTTCTTCATCTGGATCAACTTCTCTTGGTGTACTTTTATCAAGAACTTTATCCAAAAATCCTTGGATTTGACCACAAAGACCATTAGTAATTTTGCTGTATACTGCATTAAGAACTTGATTGATAATTTCTTTAAGGTCACTATACTTGTGTCTTTGATTTGGATACAATAAATCAACAGTTGGTGCTAATGCCTTATTAATTTTCTTCAAAACATATTCAAAGATTTTATCAAAAATGATCTTCATATATTTTGCAATTTGACAAGCAGCATTTGCAACTATATCTTTAAGAGATGATACTGTGCTTGAAACTGCATCAATATAACTTTGTGCTGCTGCCAAATACTTATTAATGTCCTTTGTAAGATTTTCAATAATTGTTTTAATTGCCTTTAATGCTGATCCAGTCATATCACAAGGATTAACTAATGCAATTTTTTTAGTATAATACTCTTGCCTTTTTACATCTCCTGCAGTTACGATGTGTGGATTATCTGGTTGTTCAATTGTTGCTCCTGGTGTTGCTCCAGATTGTGGAGAATTTACAAACTTACAACGATCTTTAATTCCTTTCGCAACTGCTTTTTGAAGAAACTCAGTTCTATTTGGACCTGTCAGTCCTCTTGCGTCTGCTTCGGCCCGCGCACTTTGTTGATCCGCAAACTGTGCCTTACTTAAAGGTACATCTGGACGAAGGCCAAATTCATTAACCTTAACACCCGGAGGAGCAGGATCACATTCTGCAGATTGTGCAGCACCTGTCGGTTTTTTTGTGGTTAATCCAGTATCAGGAACTTTTGGTTTTGCTTGTTGTTGTGGAGGTTCTTTTCCTTCTGCATATCCACTTGTTGCAGCAAAGTTTTGTGCCGTTGTTCCAATCTTTGTTGCAAGTGCAGTCTGGGAATTGTTTCCAAGTATTCCCATAATTACAGGAACTTGCTGATCCTGACCATCAAGGAAAAATCCAAATACAAAATTACCTTGCCTTAAACTTGAAGTTTCACTTGCATTTGCCTGACCACCACCTGCGGTGATAGGGTACATAACCTGTGCCCAAGGAAGTTGATCTGAAGCAATCGACTCTTCCTCTTTGTCGTGCAATCCAATAATTCTGACTTTATATCTACGACCCCAACCAGGAACCTCATCTTTACCTTGATGTTTTCCTGGCAGCATATTATCACGCCAAGTAGAATCGTCAGCAATCTGACCAACCCACCAATTGAATGATGCCCCCAAAAATCCTGAGTTAAATAATGCTCCTTCAGTCATAATTAATCTTCATATACTCTACATTCTGGTGCTTCTGGATTACTATCACAATATAATTCTAATGATGATGGATTGTGATGGTCTTCTGGATGATTTTCTTGATACTTTTTCAACAAAGACAATTCATCTTCCAAATGGCGGCGTCTTTGGATATTTGTATCTGAATTATCCAATTCATTCCTATCATCATCTATGTGTTGTTGAAGGGTCCTATTACTCATAATGGTATTTTCCCAGATGTGTGATTACCAATTCTACCAAATGAATCTCTTACCAAATTAAGTTTAGTATAAGTTTCTTTTGTGGAAATATAGTGACATAAATCTGCTATAATATATAGACCTCCATATTCCTTGTTTATTTCTTCATCTGCCTCAGCAAGTTGTTTTGAATCAATAAGAACAGCATCTCCTGCGTGTAATGAAAAGTCTCCAGGTATTGTGACTGTGCTTTTAGCAGAAAATAATTGGTTATATCTCATAATTGATTGATTTAAGATCTTCTTTGGATCAAAATTTTGCTCCTTTGATTTGGATATTTGCTGCGAAGTATCTCCTGAGGGAAGCGATCCTTTATCAATTAACATATATGTTGTTCTTGAAAAATCTTTATTTTTTCCTTCTTTATTAAATTCAGGATTTAAGACTGGTAGTTCTTTTCCACCAAGTTTCAAATCTTTTTCTTTTTCCTTTGCATTTGGCGCGATAACTTCATAGTAACAATTGAATGGATCAAATAAAATTGTGCGGGTCGAGAATGCT